ATCTGCCGGTTGGTAAATCGTGCCACGATTGCGTCGTTCAGTATTTGCACGTAGTGTTGCTGGTTTGAATTAGCGTCTGCGTTGTGGTCCAAACTCGCCTTCAATCGTCGAATTGACGCTGCGTCCAGGGCTACTAAATAGGCTGGTTCCCCATTTCTTCTAAAAACTACTTCGGCACAAGCCTGGTCCAAGGTCAGACTGTCTCTCATGTATTTCCTGGCTAGTGTCTCGAGCAGGACTTCTCCGTAGTTCCTCACTCCACACTGGAACACGAATGTCGTCAGCTCTTCTATTCTTTTGGTGTCCTTCTTCGCCTCCGGATCGGTTGAAGTGATTTGAAATCCGAAGTCATAGGCCGATTGTTGAGGCCTCATAAAAGCAGCGATCTGTGAGATTCTGGTTTGGATAATGGACCCTATTATTGGGTTCATGGCCATTTGCCTGAGGTCATTGAAAGATAGGGCTGAAGCCGATTTTATCAGCCATTCCCTTCCCAAGAACATAGACATGGGATCAAAGAAGATAGCTTCTGGTTTAGCTGCTCTCTCCTGCACACTCTTCAGGGCCTTCTCGATGTTCTCTTCCACGATCGAGGCCCCGAAGCTGTCCCCTATAATCTGTCTCACCTTCTGTGATAGGGTTGCCATGTTGTTCCCTCCGGTTCTCCTTGGCTTTCTCTGAACAAGTTACTCGCCTAGTCCCAAGACACACTGAATGCAGTGGTCTTCGAGGCGCCCAGCGCGTGCCACATTGCCATCACAATGTCATCGTGGAAACTCTCGTTCCCGATCTTCCCTTGCTTCTGTGTGATGCCGTTGAATTCTGTGATCATCAGGTCGGTCTTCGCTTTATCCTGGTCCGTCTTGTAAGGGAATCGCCACCTTCCGTTCTCAAACTGAGGTCGAAAGGACAGTACCCCTACTTCTACACTGGCCTTTGCCGCATGGTGCACTACGTTCCCCCTCAGAGGCAGAGTTGAATTCAACCCGAAGTGTTCCGAATAGATCTTCTGGAACATGTTTGCTTCCAAAAAGCCCATGGTCACTCCGAACATCTCGCAGTAGAGCTCGATCTGGTGAAACTGCTCTTGAACTTTAAGGGGCTTCGCCCGCCAGTAGTTCAGTGGTGTGAAGGTCTTGTTCTCCTGGTCCCACTCCATTACATAGATAACTGTATAGTCACCGTCGGTTGATCCTGGCACTGAGAAGTCCGCTCCCATATAGACTGGATTTGATCCTTGGTAACTGTTGACGTAAGACAGGTTCTTGTCTTTTATGGGCTCAAACAGGGATGGCGGAAAGATGGAGGTTTCTTCTGTCAGGGGTTCGTTCTGGTACTCCTTTGAGAAGAACAACGAGGACATGGCTGTTCGTATTGCGACCAACGAGTCGTAGTCGTATCGAATTGGCCAGAGGACTTGCTTTGTTTCTTCGTCTATTATTGCCCTGAGCTTCGCTCCTTTAAAAGCACTGTTTGTTTGCAGCTCGTGGTATAAGTCGTCACGATGTTGGGCGGTTCCGATGGTCACAATCTGAGAGGAGAAGCCCTGCTGCTTCTTCAGCCGGGTCCCCTTGTCCTTCATCGGATAAACCACTTCCCAGAAGTATTGCTTCATCGCCCTTCTATTTTCTTCTGATGCGCTGTTCCTCTCGTTTAGCACATCATCTAGAATGATGAGTTGGGGATGTCGTCCTCGTAATGGTGAACCAATACCCTTTACCCTCGCTATTTTCCCGTTCCTCAGTCTAATTTCTGACCTTGAATTGAATCCGTCCCGCCAGTCTGTTGGCACTAAATAAGACAGGGTGGGCTGGCTCAGCAACAGCTCTTTTATTTTGTCTAAGTTTTCTACTGCGGACGGTAAGTCTGCTCCTAATATCAATACTTCTTGACACCATGGGTCGTATTTGAGTTTCCAGATTGGATAGGCCCTTGCTAGGGAGAGTGATTTCCCGTGGTCTCGTGGGGCCATCTCACAGGTATCTACCCCCGTCTTCAGCCTGGACCACCATTCTTTGTGGTGGTCTCCTATGTCTAATCCTAGCTCCATCTTCTGGAAGACTAGGAAATTAGACTTACTTAGGTTCTGAATCGCTATTTCTAGTTGGTCAGCTCCCAATCCTAGTACCGCAGCTCGACCTGGGTTAGTGTTTAATTGGAGGCTCTGCATCTTCCTCTTCTTTCGGTTCACCCTTCAGGATCAATTCTCCGCTCAGGATCATCTGTGTTAACACTGCTTGAGCATCTTCCGACATCGTTAGCCCCCAGGCTCTGGTCAGTTTCTCTTTTGAACTGTCTCCCTCCGGCACTACTTGGTGTATCATAGCATGGAGTGACTTCACCATTGAACCCATAGTCTCCATTTCCATTCGTATCCTTCTGTCCACATAGGTGTCATTTGCCTTCCGTCTCGTGAGCTCGTTCCTCACCATCGTGTCAATTCGTTTCTTTTGTACGATTATTTGGGCAGCTATCTCCCTCTGCAAATCTATGTCTATCGACCCTCCCCACTTCTCCGCCATTTCCTCCGCATAGGTTAATTTTGTGTCTATGTTTGCCCCTTTTAGGTTACGCCAGATAGTACTGGGAGGAATAGAGTGTTCCTCGCCCTTTTCTTTCAGCCATTTCGTGATTGCGTAAAAAGGAGTCCCCTGCATCCTCAGGGCTATTATATGGTCGCAGTATTGGGACAGGCGCACTGAGCAGTTTCGAGCGAGTCGAGTGCGAACCTTAGCTATCGCACCTTGTGCATCTGGAATTTTCTCCGCCATGTCTTTGTCAGCTGTCTAGCATCCAGAGCCAACCCCTGCCCTTGCAGTGTTCACAATACGCTGTTGGCCAGTTGTGCTCTAAAATAAATTTTACGCCTATATCCATCTCCGGGGGTAAGAATAAGGCTATCGCTCCAGTTCCTTTGCAGAGTCCACAGACGATGAGCAAGCGTTCTTTTCCTTCTGATAACAGGTGTAACAACCGGTTGCCTCTAATTTAGAGAACCAGGGTATGGTTAACTCTCCTTCTTTTCCCCACCATTTGTATTGTAGGTCAAATGTCTGTCGAAAGCGGATTTCCGCTCTTTGGTGTAACTTAAGGGTACAGTGCCAGAAGAGTCTCCACCTGTTTCTCAGGGTCGCTTCCTCATATAAGAAGTACATCAATCACCCTCCTCATCTAGAGTTAAAACTATTGCACTCCAAGCTTCACCGTCCAAGGACTACCTAATGTCGGATCAAACCACCAACCAACCGAACTGGTTTTATCCTTTCCAAATTCATCGTAGATTACAGTCAGCCGCAAGAGTATAAGACCCATATTTACGGGTAGGGGGATTTTAGTTTCCGTCGTCGCTCCATAAGAAAGTTGCGACCATGTTCTCCCGTAAGTGTGCGAGGCCTCAATACGATAATTCTTAGCCTCTGGTACGGCGTCCCAAGTCAGTGTGACCCACATGGCAAAGACAATCAACCACTTCATTAGTTCGATCTCCTTCTACATCTTCTTCCAAGGATAAAAAAGAAGTCCGCTTCACCCCCTGTCGACAGGATTCCCTATCATTGCAGTATCGTACGTTTTCCGTTATCACCACACCTTCTATGTCGACAACTCTCGTCAGGACAGAAATGTTAGCGCCCAGTCTAGTGTCATGACAAACATGGCAGGTCCAAGACAAAGTGTCAATGGAGAACACGGATGTTTAAGTTCCTCCCTAAGAATATCAGCAGTCCGAGGTGGTTAAACCATTTCTCTGGGACCCTTCGTTCCAGTTCTTCCAGCTTCCGCTTTGATTTCACGTACAACCACTTCACGGATGACTGTCTCACTCCATACTTCTTCCCAACCATTTCCTGGTTCATGTAGAACAGTAGGTCAAACAGTATGTCCTTCTCCCTGGCCTTTAAGAAGAATAAGTCGTCTATAAATCGCCTCGGTTCTAGTGACATTAGGGTTATCAGGTAGTTCAACTTCGCTAGGGTCCGTCGGTAACGGTATGACACTGTCGGTTGGGACAGCTTCAGCAGCTGGGCGATGTCTTTCTGGTTCTTTTGCCGGTAATAGATGAGCCAGAAAATCTCCGCTTCTAGTTCTGGTAAGAATGGTAAGAACTGCTCCGGTTGCAGGTCAACGTAAAATCCTGACGGGGTGACCTCTTTGATGTCATTATGGTCAATCCAATCCAACGACATCGGGTCCACCTGGAAGAATATCTCCCGTTGGTAAACGGTGTCTAAGTTCGCGCTTGCCACTATTCCCATACTGGCAAAGTGCTTTTTTGTGTTCATGCTCGCTCCTTTTGTTCGGGAACGAGCTAGATCGTGCCTGCGTATTCCTAGAATAACGAGTCCGAGGAAGGCCCTACTTCCCTGCCGTTTTTATACCCGTTGCCGCAGGTTATTTCGATTCTGGTTTATAATAGGTGTAGTGGAGGGGATCTTCTTTCGGAAGGATAACTGGCCCGCTCTGGGCCATTAGCACTAGTCCCATTGGGGCTTTATTTCGCTTTCTTCGGAGGGGCTTCTCTTCTCTAATCCTAACAGCAAACTCTCTCAGTCCTTCGCTGACAGTAGGTTTCGGCATGGAAGTTCTCTTCGGAACGCCTTCTATGATGGGTCTCTTAGGTTCTTCTTTAATCGGTACCTCTGGAAGCCTGCCTGGATGTTCATCCCGATGGGCTAGGATCTTATCAGCCTTTGGCCTCATCACGTCCAACCAGTCCTTCAGCTCGTCGACGGTCATCTGCATGATTGGACCAATCATCTCTGGGAAGTATTGCCTCTCTGCAAAAATACGGGCAGAACGAAAGGTTGGAAACCCCACGATAATCTTATATTCCATGAAGGTGTCCAAATCGGCCGGATCATTCAGTGGTACCACGAAGACTTTGTTCGATTCTTCGTCCCAGCCTAGAAATACGTCCAGTTCCTGACCCTCGTCGGGTTCGTTTCCAAGGGTATTATTGAAGAACCCGTAGGGTTGCAGCATTCTGAACCCAGGGAGGAGGGGGTTATCTTTGTTGGGCTTAAAGTCCCCCTCCTCAAACTCTATGTAGATTGGAATGCCTTGGAATGAGGTCTGTCTTGGCATTAGTTGACAGCTTTAATATAAGGAATGAAATCCACTGCCCCAGCTGTCGCTCCCGCGTTAGACGTCAAGGTAATCTTGCTGCCGTTCTTCACGACGTTATCTGTATCAGCCTCATCGATGTCGAACTCTAGCACGAGGTTGATCGCCGTAATTGGAATTGTAAACGTCGCCGCTAAATCGTTTCCGTCGATGTTCACTGTAATAACCGTAACTGCCGCGGTTGTCGCCACAGTCGTTACGACCACAACCTTGGAAAGCTTACCATTAACCGGCGAACCAAAAAATCCTGCGTTTGCTCCTGAGACAACGACGTTCTTCGTCGCTAGAGCTACCAACATTCTTTGTTGGACTTCTAGAGCATCTGCATACGGATCTGCACCTCTCTTTATAGGATTACCCATTTTTCTTTCCTCCCTTTCTTGCTCGTTGGTTTGAGCTTGATTAAAGTTCCCCTGAACCCTTCACTGTGTTGGTCACAGACTCCTGTTTAGCCCCCAATCAGGGGTAACATCATTATAACTCGATCCATCAGGCGCACGTCTTCTTCACAGATTACTTGTACCACCACTGGTGGCCTTATCTCGCTCCACCTGCAGTCGAAGGACTCGTCGATCAAATTCTTCCCTTCGATATCTATCAAACGTAGGTCACTTTGATCCACCCTCCCGTTAATCTGAACCTCTATCACTATTGTGTCCGTTCCCGACAGTGACCTTAGCATCTCTATCTCGTAGGTTGTCCGCCCTTGTAAGTCGAACCCCCGAGCAGTAGGACCTAGTATTCCTTCTACCAAGCTCGATGGCATTCTGATGGCTGGTACGTCTGTTCCCGGCCAGAGTATCTTCCACAGTCGATAACCGCATTGCCTGTCCTTTGACGCCATGCACTTCACCACTATGGAGAGGTTCATCACCACTCGCTCCGGTACGGGCACTCGACTTACCGTTGCTATCACCACCATCACTGGTATTTGCTTAAAGGAACTGGGCACTATACTTACGATCAGTACTCCAACTGCCGCTATTCCCAAGCGTAATGTGGTAAATAGTGCCAAACCGTCTTTAATCTTCTGCCAGCTCAGTTGCATCTCCAGATCGGGTGTTGACACGGCACCTGTCGAGGCACCATTTGGCAACCCCAAACATTGCAGAACCGACTCGCTATCACGTCATAGGGATGGTAGTAACCTGCCACGAAACAGTAACCGAAGGCCCAGTTTACGCTCATGGCTATTGCCAGGGCGATAGCAGCACAGATCACTAGCTTCTTCATGCTCAACGTGATCAACAAGTCAGGGGCAGGGAACTTTTCAGGATTTGATACTTAACTTTCAGTGGGAATCAGCAGTTCGTGTACTAAGCTCTCCATTATTTCTATTCTGTCTGCTAGATCAAACATCTCCGTAATTTGATTGGGTTCTAGCCTTTCCGCTTCTTGTCGGTATATTATAATCGTCGTCTCTAGTATGCCTCGATTCTTTTTCAGCAGTGCTTCCTCAAAGATGCTGTCCAAGTAATCGCTCATTTTTTCCTTGTTTGTCTCATCGCCTGGTCAATAAACACGAAGAAGCATTTCTTGCTGCAGAACTCCAAGTCACCTTTTAATGACTTATGTATGGTTTTAGCATTCCCTGTTCGAAGCCTGCCTTTTGACACGATAATAAACCAGTTCACCATAGCCGTCCCTGTCCCTACTCGCATCCAGTTGGGTTCTGCGTAGAAGTCATCGGTCCTCATCCCGCAGGTCTCGCAGGCTGTTATTTCGAGTTTCATGAAGGTAGCTTCCCTCCTATTACTAATCGCACGAGGTCCTTTGCGTCAGACTTATGGCCCTCCATCCAACGATAAACTTCTCGCTTAGTTGATGGTCGGATGAATTTAATGTTGTCTCCCTCCTTAAAAACTCTGAACCACCACTCCTTATATATTCGCCTATCTTCTTTATTGGGATCTGTTCTCATCTCCAGTCTCATACGGTCAAATCTATCACCTGGTGAAAGTACAGCCCGAGCTCGCCCCAAGATCAATTTCATCTTTCTAACCCTGTCTGTCCCTTGGTAACCCCGCCAACTAAATTCTTTCTTGAATACGGCAGTCCAGAATAGGAAGTCGCCCCGCTCAAACTTACCAAGGTCACCTTTTCTAAAGGTAGCGATGGTGGCGTATTCAGCGTTAACCACAGGAACATTATATATGCCTACCGTTGTGTAACTCAGTAGCCTGCGGTTCTTAAAAATAAGCTTTGGCTTCTTGTAGGCGTTCAGTCTCTTCATTACCACTCCTTTAGTTCTTGTCTTGTTAGTACTAAAGCGGGCTTGTCACAAGCGGTTAGCATCTTAGTCAGCTTCTTTTTAAGGTCCTCTATGCTGCTTGCGCTGCAAAGACCTGGCAGGTGCTCTACGAACACAGCAACATCCGACCGCTCCCCAGTGTAGACATCCTCAATTCTGCATGAAAAACCATCCCCACTGTTACCCGATATGATCACCCTAAAATTGTCCATTATGTCCTCCCATTAACTGTCTAAACCAACGCCATCTGCTCTCGTGCTTCGCTTTAGCTTCAGCGTCACGTTCTGTTCTAATTACTGCCATCTTACGATCATACTCATGAGCACAATCTACGTGAGCTTTATGAGTGCCGAAATCTGAAACCGTTGCGACGTGGTAACACCAATTAGTGGTTCCTGGATTAAAATATTTTTTACACACCCAACATGGATAGAACTCAGCCATTATGCCCTTTAATTGACTCTTGGTCAGTCACAGTTATCCTCCTTGCTCCTCCGTCAAAGAAGGAGTACATCTCCAGGTGATCATAGGCCCAATGTACTCCGGGCCATGATCCGTGGGTCGCACAACGTCGCCAGTTTGCCCAAAAATAGGACCACTCGTATTCTGTGAACACTGAAAGTTTATACCGGGGCGGGTTAGTATGTTCGTCTGTGGCGTTTCTTCTGGAGGGGTTCGGGTTTATTTGGGTTGGCGAGTTGTCTTTTTCTTGCCGCGCTTCTCGTAGTTCGCCTCGCGTTGTCCAGGGCTATAGCTATGGCCACCTCGCGCTTCTTTCCCTCTCCCACGAGGGTTCCAATATTACTGCTGATAGTGGCTTGAGCTGCTCCAGGTTTTAGGGGCAAGTTAACTCCTTAGTGGCGAACTGTTGACCGTCTAATTTCTGCGGTTGCCGCTCCGCTGGTATAAGCTGTTGAGCCGATTCTAATCTCAAAAACGGCTGACCCAATGTTATCATCCTCAACTGGAAAAGAAGTATGGTTAATCCAATTTCTCCAGGTAACCTTATCGGTTGGTCGTCTTTGCACGGTCACCGTCCCGATCAGGGAGGCATCGTCAAAAATCGAGATGGCCACTCGTTCGTTTGACAGTAGGGGTATTGCTGCACTAAACTGGGCATCTGCCGTTATCCGCACGCTCGCAACTATTTCCGCCATTTGGATCTCCGTTGGTTAGACTTCGGGCTTGGTCTTCCCTGACCTTGGGTGTGGCTCCTCAACAGGAACTTGGGTGGGACAGGGCCCGGTCCATCAATCGTACAACGCAGACCGGACCCTGTGGGGATGGGTTGTTAATTCGCAGTTGGTTCGGTTCCGTCTGGAGCCTTGTTGATAGTCCGCAGCAGCTCTTTCCCCGTCATTATTAAACTGGCTCTCATCACGTACTTCTGCCAGTTGTTTACGGGCGAGAGTTCTACGTTGTGCTTCTTGAGCACCAGGGCTGTTGCGTCTGCAAACCGCTCCACAGTTCTCCCGTCAACTTCAAAAGCGTACTGTTCGACCGGAATGTGCCGGTTTCCGTGCCTAAACTTAGGCGCCCAGTTCACCTTTGTGATTGGAGTACTCAGCGTGTGCTCTACGGCGAGTTTTCCCGCTCCCTGCACGGTCACGATCCTTCTAGTTGGATCGGTTGCTTTTCCTGTCCTGTGTATGCTGTCCACTTTGTGGTCTTCCATGGTTTTGTCCTCCCTTTCTCTATCCATGGTTTTCTATACTAGTTCCATGGAGAAGGACAAACCATTCACTTCTTTCGGTAAAATAAAGCTCTTATCATCTCCGTTACCATTAGTATTGGCCAGATGAAACCTACTAAAGCTCGCGCTATAAACCTAACCCTTGGTGAATGTCTCTTAAACCTCTCGTTTCCCTCCAGTGCCTTTTCCACGAGCCATATGCCCACAAAGAAGTAGGTTCCCAGGGAGAAGGCCCAAACTATATTAAAGATATTCACTCTCTTAGCTCTTAATTAATATTACTGATCCAATGATAAGTATAAGATGTATAAGTATGTAAACCTCTAGGAACCACTTCGCCCACCATATCTCGAGTGTCCTGTCTGATCCTAATAGAAATTCCATCGTGTCGTAGGTCCAGAAGTCTCTGCCTATTATCCCTGCGAATAGGTGGACCATAAAGAACAATGCTGTTGTTCCTAGTATCGTGTTTATTACTGTCATAGTCCATCCCCTCATTGTAGCCCGTTAAATCTAGTTATGTGCACCACTCCGTCCATGGTGTGATAGTAAATCGAGATCGAATCCTCCTCGTCTTGGTCAATCTGACACAAGTGTGTTGGGGTAGCTTCTGTCGTTGGACTGAGCACTGTCTCCCAAATTGAGTTCGTTGGGTCTTTGAGTAGTTTTACTTGTATTTCGTCGTTTATCAGGATTACCGCAAAAGTTGCGCCTGATAGCTTGAACGGGCCCAACATTTCAACTGCCATTTAAATTCTCTTGGGAAGCTTCTGTTTTTTCCTTGCATAGCTTCAGGTTCTTTAGGGAAGTTTTATATTGTTTACCTTCGTAGTCTAGCAGTACGCAGTTCTTCACTTTGCCTGGTCGGTCGAAGCCCTTCACCGTCATCCACCTCGTCCCAAACATGAACTTTCGCCCCGTCCAATTCTCTGACGTCACTAACCCTCCAGTTTGAGCGATTAGCTGTGCTGCAGTGTCCTCTTCCATTTTCCTACCTGCCTCAGTCTGATACCCGTAAGACCCGTGTAAACCGTTCTTACTGTATCTCACGGTCCCTCCTGTGTAGGTCAGGTTGTATTCCTCAGCTACTTCTTCGAGTACTTGCTTGACTCTCGCGTGAACCTCTTTTGCCAGTAGCCTGTCCATTTTTACCTCCTCATGACTCTTCAAGATACTCGAAAGACGCACCTGGATTGATTACCAGGGTTTCCGACCTTATTTCATGCCGGCGTGTTAGACTAACCTGGCGGTTCAAGATCGTTCCTTCCCCTGCTTAATGCTGCAGCATCAAACTTTTCCTGGTTAGTGGCAAGTGGCCAATCTGCCTCGACACTATGCGTCTTTCCAGCCTCCTAATTGGACACGGTAGGTGGAATCGAACCACCGTAGTGGTACTTTGCAGGTACCCCCAATTTCCATTCTGGCATACCGTGGTAAACTCTCTTAAAATCCATACTGCACCCCACTGAATGGGCTTACCCTCCAGTGCCAAGCGGGGCGGTTTTACCTTCACACGCCGTACGTTGGTGAGCCTGCGGGTGGTCTGAATGGTTACAGTCTTTATCCCGTTTCGATTCCCAAAGGTTCTAGCTAACGTAGTTCTACGACTGATCTTTCCCTTACGACTAAAGCTAGTGCCTGACGAATCTCCCACCGCTTGGTAGCTGCTCATTTCAAGGTGCAGTATGGATTCTATGTCGTCTCCTCCTTTCTAATTCTCTTTCTACCCAGCCCTCGTCCGACAGTCGCGCGAGCTGTCGTTTGCGTAGGATTTTCTGGCGTCCCAGCTTATTCCTCGGTGAGAGGTAAAGGGGTTCAGCCGCGACCAAACCCCGCCGGGTAGAAAAAGAACTACTTTCCTTGGTTCTTGCTTTTCGCGTGTTGTTGGTATTCGTCATCTTTCAGGTGCTTCATTTGTCCTCCTTGTAATAGGCGATGTACAGTCGGTTTTCCTTTTCAAGGCTGATACAAGTCCCAAGATCTTCCGCCTGTTCCAAATTCCTGTTGATCACGTTCAAAACATAATTCACGCTGCGCCTGTGCTCTCCATTTACTTCTACATACTTTCCCTTGCATCCGCAGCAACATCCCGGCCTTCCATTATAAACTCTAGCTACCTGGCTCGCTTCGATTTGGCTTTTCATTTTCATTGCCTCCATGTCTATACTATATAAGCAATTAGCGTGCCAAACTTTCGCTATGCTGGGCAATGACTTTTAATGTGCTATTTTCACCGTATTCTCACTTCTGCCCTATTTTCCTCTTTGGGCGTCTTTATTTCTCCCTTGCTATGCTGGGTAACACTTCTTCTTGCTCCCCCATAGTCTCACCTATGCCCGATTTTCTCAACTATGCCCGATCTGTCACTCTCCTGGGAAACCACCTAGTTCTAGTATCTGCCTTCTAGTTCGCTCTAGGTTTAAGTCCAGTATTAGGCAGGCCCAGTTAAAGGTCATTACATGACATAACTCGTCGTCTGTAATTACCCAATTCTTCGCCTTCCTCATCTCGTTTTGTGAGCGAGTTGAGTGCCAGTTCCCTTTAATGTCTCTCTGTTTATTGATTAGACGGTCGGCGTCAATTAATATTGCTACGATTAGTTGCTTCTCTGGGGTAAGTCTTGCTATATCTTGGTCTTTGAACCATTCCTTCTTTGGTGGTTTCTTTGTGGCCTCAGGACAATCTAAGAGTCGGTCTAGAATTTCGGACGAAGTCAGCTCTCCACCTGTTGGTGCTAGCTGTTCTACCTTTTCTCCGTTGGATTGAAAACTCATGTTTGTTCCTCATTCGTCGTTCCCTTTCAGACCTTGGGTGGTGTAATCTCTAGTTGACGTTGGTACTTACCTTCTCGGTCTTGATAAGAAATAAGGCATGTGTCGTCTGCTTGTAGGAAAATAAGTTGACAGATCCCTTCTTGAGCATAGATTTTAGCTGGGAGTGGGGTAGTGTTGGAAATCTCTAGGGTCACGTGGCCTTCCCATTCTGGCTCCAGTGGGGTCACATTGACCACTATGCCGCATCTCGCATAGGTTGATTTTCCTAAGCAGATGGCCATGATGTCTCTCGGTATCTTGATGTACTCTAAGGATCGAGCTAGTACGAAGGAGTTTGGCGGAATTAGTACCGAGTCCATGTTCATTGTCCGCACGTACGATCTTTCGTCAAAATTCTTTGGGTCCACGTTAACCATATGAACATCTGTGAAAATAGCGAATTCAGTCCCCACCCTGATGTCGTAGCCGTATGAGCTCAGTCCGTAGCTGATAACCTTCTTGAGCGTTGTGTAATCTTCTTTCACCTGCTCCCCGCAGAATGGTTCGATGATGTGTTCTTCTCTTTGCCTTTCTCTAATTATCTTGTCACTCAGTATCATCGAATCCTCCTTGACAGCTCGGACAGAAGTAACTTCCTCTCTTTCCTCCACTGTCCTTCACGTATTTGATTGTAGACCCACAGCTCGGACAAGTTTTCTTCTGAAATACAGCCCAATGACCATGATCACTCCTTCTTAGACTGTGGTCTATCATGTCTTCTATACATACGTTCAGTCTTGCTCTCTGGTCAAGCTTTACTTGATCCCACCGGCAATGTGGATGAATCATCGCGTGCCAGAGCGTTTCACAGGCTAAGTAATTCCCTAGTCCCGCTGTTACTTTCTGGTCAGTTAGCACGTCTTTAGCTCTTCTCCTGCTTTTGTGGCCGAGCAGGGCCTGCATTGCCTGGCTCCTATCAGTAATCCAATCCGGTCCGTAGGTCTTAAAATAGGAGTCATCCCTTGGTTTAGTTCCAGATCTCAGGTGCCACTTGCCCCAGGTCCTGGGGTCCACGTAAGCCCACATTTGCCCGTCGTCCAGTCGTATTCTTAGTCTTATTCCTTTCTCGTTGATCTTATGTATAAAATTGTTCCTGATAGTGTCTTGAGTACAGGCCGCTTCTGCCATTGGGTTCCCCGGTATGAACCAACCCGTCGAAGACAGGTGGATATGCCAGGCCCAATCCAATCCCATCTGCACCCATAAATTCTTCCCCAGTCGCTGTAGGTGACGAATAGTCTCCCCTTCCAGCATCCTCATTAGTTCGTCCGTAGCAGGCATCCTGTTGCCCGATCCCGGTTCGAAACCAATGATCGTCCTGCCTTTCCAAGCTGGAAAGAGTTGCTTCCTTAATTTTTCGCATTCCACTATTTCTGGAATTGGTAGGCCCTCCTCTTAGTTCTTCGTGGTCGAACCACTTTACTGGACAGGGAATCTTTCAAATAGCTGTTCGTAATTTCCCCCAACACCTGGGTAGCCACTGCATTTAACCTGAATGCTAATATTCCCAATTTACTCTCGTAAATTGACGTTCTCCCGAACCTGCTCTCCAATACCTCTTTTATCTCCCCCTGGCCACAACATATCTTCTCACTTATATAGAATATGGCACGATCACTCGCATTAAAGCCTAGCCTGTCATCTCTTCTCAAATAACCATCGTCTCCGAAAAAGATCGCCCAGCCTAGATCATCTAATTCATCCAGATCCTTTCCCGTAATTCTTTTGTGGCCACTTCCGTAAAGTTGATCGTAAATCTCTCCCCATTCTGGCCTTGAATTCCACCTAATTTGATATTGTACAAAATCCCCTTTATAATAAGTCTCCAAGTTTCTTGGACCTAGAGACTCCAATAAAGATCTCTTCCACAAGAGATACGATTTCTGCTTTGCGCAGTGGCCCAAGCTCAACCAAGCCCCAGTTTTTGTTCTATGTAAACTACCGTCTCCCAGGACCATAGCCTTTACTAGTGTATTCATTTCTATTTTCTATGGAAGGAGGGGAAGGATCTCCGTAGGGCCGGAGATCCTCCCCGACAGCTGGAGGCAAAACGTGACACAAAAGCTGCCTGGATCGTTGAGCAGGCACGATCGGCTCGCTCGTTAGATCCAAACAACGTTCGTATCGGATCAACCACAGTCCCCGTACCCACAGGATGTGCACTTATGGCAACCTTCTTGATAAATCAGAGTCGGGGCGGTGCATTTTGGACAGGATTCCCCCGTAAATTGGGATCCGTCAGTATGATCCGATGTCATGGGCAACGCTTGAATTTCGCTCTCTGACAAGAGACCAATCTTCTGGAAGTGTTTTTTAATAGTTATCCCAATCATTGCCACCAGACTCGGAACATATTTCTGGTCTTGGAACCTCCCTCCCGAACTCGAATGAACTTGCTCCAATTCTTCGATCAAGAAGGTCACATCTCCACCGCGTCTGAATATTGCGGAGATGGTCCTGGTTAGTGCGGTAATCCACTCCTGGTGCTGAACTGATTTGGAGTTGATGAAGATCTCGAATGGTCGTCGTTGGCCGTTCTCTCGATAGTCATTCATCGTCACATAAAACGCATGATCCAGTCCCGGCCATCTAATCTTGTAGGTTGACCCTTCCAGTTCGTCCGGCCGCTTCTGCACTTCTGGGGTATCGTGGTTGGTGCTCTCTTTCTCCTTGGAAAGTACGCTTCCTCTAGTCCCACTTGGCCGATAGGTAGTACAGCCTTTCAAGTCCATCTCGTAGGCTGTGGTATAAACGCTGCCAAATTCTTCCAAGCTCATTTCCTTGGGACAGTTGATCGTCTTCGAGATCGAGGCGTCCACGTACATTTGACATGCTGCTTGCATCTTCAGGTGGTCCTGGACTGATAATTCCAGGGCTGAGACCATGTAATCAGGGGCCCCTCGATCTGTCATATTGTCCCCAAAAATCCTTTTGAACAGGTTATAACCGTAATCTTCTACTGGAAATTCCTCCATTGAATTGTCTGCCTTGAGCAGCTTTCTGTAGTACGTCCAGTCGTAGGTTGGCTCTAAGCCTGACGATACGTTCCCGTAATAGATTGAGGTCGTTCCAGTTGGCGCGATGGTCAGCAGCACTCCGTTCCTTATTCCGTATTTCTTTAATCTCTTCCTTAAGGTATCAGGTAATTTCTCTATAAACCATCCTTCCATGTACTTCTTTTGGTTGTACATTGGAAAACTGCCCCGTTCCTTCGCCAAATTAATTGAAGCCCCGTAGGCTTCGTCTCTAATCGTTCGCATAATATCCTTGGTAAGTTCAACGGCTTCGTCTGAGCCATATCGAATCTTCATCTCCTGTAGTAAGTTGCCCAAACCCGTAATTCCTAGTCCGGTTCGCCTCTTGCTTGTTGCCTCCATTTTTTGGTCTTGAGTTGGGAAGAGTGTCACGTCCAACACGTTGTCTAGGAACCTCATACCAATTCTGGTCGTCTGTCTAATTAGATCGTAGTTCACTGCTGGGTGCATACCAAAGGGATCTTTCACCATCACCGCCAGATTCACCGCTCCCAAGTTACAGATCCCGTTCGCTGGAAGTGGTTGCTCTCCACAGTTATGGGAGACAAAGCCGTTCGCCTCGTAGCAATTCACCCCTGGCACATTTACATCAAATACTTCTTGTGTTCCCTCGAAGTATATTCCTTCCACCGTCGCAATTTGTTCTTTATGGTAGAATCCCCTCTTGTTTGCAATTATCAGTGCTTTCAATTCTTCCCTCTTCGCCCTTAGTGGAATTTTCTGGTAAAATTTCTCTAAGTCCGCTCCTGATATGTGTAGGCAGAATTGCTTCTTCGTTTGGTAATAAATCTCTTCAAATTGTACTTCTGATTCCCCTCTCTGTTGATAGATCTTGCTGTAAATTCCGAACCTCAATAGAATCCTCTGGATTCCTTGGAGAAAGGGCTTGTCCGATTGGTAAATTCTTATATAGGACCCCTTCCTCTCGGTTTGAACTACTGTTCCGTCAGAATCTGTTATTCCCCCCACTAGTTCAGCTAAAAAAGTTCGACTTTTCCCCTCTACTTGATTAACGTCCTTCTTGTTTATGCCCTCTAGGACGAGAGCGGTATAAAGGTCGTGGGATCTAAAACTCCATTGGTGTCGGTCCCCAAGAGGCGACCAAGTTGGAACATTCCAGAATAACTTTCTGTGGGCTTCCGAGATAATCTCTCTCGTATTCCTTCCATCTTTGTCCGTAGCTTGAAGACCTGCTCGTTCTTCACTGTGCCCAAACCAACCATCTCCAAATAAAAATCCTGTTAGATAGCCTAGGTCGTTTTCCCCTCTCTTCACTTGGCCCCAGTCCCCTGCAGAAAGCTTTAGCCTATTCCCAGCCTTCAATTCCCCTAACTCCACCCACTCTTCGTCGTCTGTTAAAAACAGATGGTTCACGGTTCCCCTAATTTCATAACCTTCTTTCGTCGTCACCTTAAGGATTTGCCTCTGTCCCTGTGAGTAAAAAGCTCCTTCCGCTTGGTAATAAACATTATCTAAGGCTAGTTGGAACCGAGCTTTACCCCGGAGGTCTGTTATTTGTCTCGCTCCATTTTGAGTAGTAACCCAAGTATCGCCTGTTAAACAAGGATTAGTACAGTGGATATCTTCGCAGTACCAAAGGTTGTTGGTGTCGTTCACCCTGTCAATGAAAATTACTCCGGGTTCGGCGTAATCATAGGTACTCTTGATTATCTTGGCCCAGAGCTCTCGGGCTGGCATTCTTTTATAGATGTACCAGGGTTCTGCTCCTCCCACTCGTTGTTCAACAAAACCCTCTGCCGGCCGCACTC